GAATTGAACTGCCACAAACAGTGTTCGCCATGTAACAATCACTTATCGGGCAACATTGCAAGCTACCGAGGGCATTTAATCGCCAAAATTGGTATTTGTCAGGTAGAATGGCTGGAAGGGCCGCATGATCCTGCAAAATATTCGATAAATGACCTGAAAAATTTGCACGACAAGTACAAAAAGCTGAATGGGGAAGCCAATGTCTAACGTTATCAATCTTGACCCGACCAAGACCGAAATGATTTCGATACTAAAGGAAAAAATTGCCGACGTATCTGCAGGCAAAATTGCTGGAATTGCAATTATCTGCGAGTACCCAGATCAATATTCATTAGACATGCCTGGCGAGTTTGCTGGCGATGTTGGTTCAATTTCAGAGCTTGTAGGACGACTTCAAATAGTTAGCCAGTTCATGTGCTCACTAGCAATCGAACCCGGAGTTAATGACTATGAGTGATTTACAATACTTGCTTGATTACTGCGATTCGGAGTCTCAAAGACAAAGTATCTTGGCAATAATAAGCGAAGGATCAGCGCAAAAAGCTGCCGCAAAATTAGGCATTGGTCGCAGATCAGTTGATCGAATTTTAATTAGAGTCAAGAAAAATGCGGCAATTAAAGGCTACGCACCAGAATATGATTTAACCCACCCTGTAGCTCCAGGACAGATGCTGAAAGGCACCAGCACATTGTATGACGCTGATGGCAACGTAAAAATTCAATGGTCAAAGACTCAAGCCGACAAAGAAGCTCAACGGCAAATGTTTGTCGAGTTCGTGGACGATCTTGTCGAGGACATGAAGAACACGACAGCGCCAGCAATAACCGCCCCGCCAAGTCCAAACAGCGATGACCTGGCAGCATTTTTTATTGTTGGAGATGCTCATATTGGAATGCGAGCCTGGGGGAAGGCTACCGGCCACGATGACCATGACACAAGAATCGGCATCAACGACCTCCACAATGCCTTCAGGCACCTGATTGCTGCCGCCCCATCCTGTGAGACAGGTTATCTGATAAATCTCGGTGACTGGTTCCACGCGAACGACAGCACGAATCGGACACCAGCATCAGGCGCTCCCCTCGATGTCGATGGAAGATTGGCTCATGTACTAGCCGCAGCTAAAACTTTGATCTCGGCTATCGTTAAGATCATGCTCGCAAAGTTTCCAAAAGTGGTGATTGTCAATGCTAGGGGAAATCACGATCCTGACGCTGCCGTGTATTTCAATGAGATCGTGTCAGCCAGGTGGCATCACGAACCAAGGGTTCAGGTAGCGCCAAACACATCAAAATTCGTGTACATCCAGCATGGCGCAAGTTTGATCGGTATTCATCACGGCGACAGGATCAATCGAAATCGAATCTATGAGGCCATGACCCGCGACAAGCGAGTAGAGATTGGACAATCAGAATTCGTGTACTTCTGGACAGGACACATTCATCACAAGACGGCAGAAGAGATTGGCATGTGCTTGTTTGAGAGTTTCGGGATATTGCCGCCACCTGATCAGTGGCACAGCGACTCAGGCTATGGTGCTGCGCGAGAGATGCAGTCGATCATCATGAGCAAGCGAGACGGTATCGTTGCCAGGAATGTATGTGGTATCAAAATGGCCAGACAGTATGACAATGTTTTGGAGATTGAATAATGAGCGCATTTGACAGCCAGGTTGGTGGTAATCACTACAAGTCATTCAAAATTCAGCCAGTAGAATTCATACACATCAATGGGTTAGGATACATTGTTGGAAATGTTATTAAGTATGTTTGCAGGCATCAGTTGAAGCATAGCAGCAGTATTGAAGACTTGCGGAAGGCTCGGCATTACATTGACATGCTGATCGAATCCGAAATGAAGGCAGAAGCATTTGCGAGGAATCGCGGCATTGGAGATGATCATGAATGATCAAGAGAACGACTTAGTAATTGATGCGGCTTTGAAGTCTATCGCTCGTTATCAGATGGGCGGTGACGTTGCATACCTTGAGCGAGCCAGAGATACAATCGATGACTTGATTGATCATCTGGCCGATCAAGTGGTTGGTGAGTCGCACCTAACGCCATACGCGCAGCGGTGCATTAACGATGACTGCGTTATTTGCGATTGACCCATTCCGCTAGGGTTGGCAATAGCTTTCCGGTGGTAATGTCTCCGCCAAATCCGTTGTCGGCGTTTGAACAGTAGACTTCCCAGTCAATCATCTCATCAACTGAGTAGGTCTCTACTGCGATTTCATTCCTGACCGATCTAGCAATCATTTGTTCTGTTTCTGAATAAAAGTTATCGATATTCATTAATTCCACTCCTCAAGTATTTCGGCAAGCTCACCGCGCTTCTCACACAGTTTTCCATTTTCATCTTTTGTTCTGATGTTGACCCTTTTTCCAATTAGCTGATCGACGCTCAAAAAGCATGTTGAAAAGGCACCCGTTGTACCGTCAGTCAGAACTACTGTGTAACTCTTAATTGTGATCATTTTTTTTATTCCTCGTTGCCATCGGCTTCTTCATGTTCCGAGTCCCTTCAACCAGGGCCGCACCGACATACCACAACAGCACAAATATCATCATTACTTCCACCAGTTCGACGTTGCTCATTTTAACTCCTCGAATATCATTATTAGTACGGCCAAAATTAATGCTAAAACTAATTGGAATGGATCATTTAGCATAGATTTAACCTCAGTGGTGGGGCCGAAGCCCCGTTTGGTTGTCTGGCTTGGCGTTTTTTATTCTTTGTTTCGCACCATTAAAATAATCAGGATCAATTTCGACTCCTATAAAATCCCTTCCCGCTAAAGCGCAAGAAACTCCAGTTGTTCCACTTCCCATAAATGGGTCAAGTACAGTGCCGCCTTGGGTGCTGCTCACCACCCTATTTGATAATGAGACAGGAAACGGCGCGGGATGGTCATTATCTTTTTCTTGCTGGATGTCCCAAACGTCACCGTGTGAATTTGCTCCTTTCGTCAACTTGAACCCTTTTTTTGCAATTAGATAAATGACCTCATAGGTTGGCAGGAAATATCCAGCGTTAAAATTTATACCGCCCCGTCGCCGCCATATTATCTGCTGCCTAACAGGGAAGCCCGAAAGAATATCTGCACGATCTTGCATGAGGCCGTTTTGTACCCGCAATTTATGGTTGTAGAAAATGGCACCTTCGGAATCTAAACACCGCATACACTCTGACAAGACTTGCCGCTGCCATGCAACATATTCAGCGTGAGGCATATCATCATTGTGAGAAGCATAACCTTGCAATAATTTTGCAGATGACCATTTACCACCTCTCCCGTCCCTCATTCCGTTTCCCGTTGAGTTCCTCAAGTTATATGGCGGTGATGTGAACACCGTACTGACTGAGCCAGTAGGAATGCAAGCCATTGATTCGAGGCAATCACCAAGATATAAGGCGGCAGTCATGTTTTGGTTTTCAATGTTTATTGGTATCACAATCAATCCCTTCCCGTTTCTGTTGTGATCAGTATATCGGGTTTCACCCTAAAGTAAAAGACTTTCTATACTTATTTATAAATAATCTATATTAAGGTGCAAATTAGGGGGTCTACCCGGTAGAGGGGGGGTGTATGCCCGGTAGACCCCTAGTTGCTACAGCTACACTTGCTACATTTGCTACGGTTAGCCTGGTAAACAACCATGCTAGACGTACGTTAATTATGATTAACGTACAACAATTATGATTAACGTACGGGTGACATGATTAACATTTGGCAAAAGGTGCAAAGTAGGGTCCTTTATATGTACGCCCTATCAACAACACTTTACCGCGCATGAAATTGCAACAATGGCACAAAAATATGCGCCAAATAGAGTCGTGATTTAAGGGCATTCATAGGGGATTGATTCATAAGCTATACAATGTATGGGGTATGGCGCAAAAACGTCTCAGAACGGCTCAGAATGCGTCTGTGGATGATTGAGTGGCGGGGAATGCTACAGGCACAAAAAAGCCCGCGTTAGCAGGCTGATTTGTTGGGAATAACTTGCCGGTTGACCCCCTAGCGCAATATTGAAAAAAACTTGGCGGTGACTCTCTTTATTGCAAACATCAAATCAAGAGCCGTACAGGAAGTTCAACTCTCATGACGGATAATGCCTAACTGGGATGAAGAGTGCAAGTGGAGATGAGTGTTGAGGAATCGAACCTCATGCTGTCGGATATGGGGGAAGGGTCAGCAGTCACAGACACACTCGCGGTCATTGTCCAACAGTTTTGGATGCAATACCAGCCCAAATTGCTACGCACATGCCAGCGACCAGTGTTCCGATCAATGCCATTGACCCGTGATCGGCCAGTTTACGCATTCGGCGGCCAAATCTAAGGTCTTCCCTGAACTCCTCGATGCTCTCTGGCTTGTCAATATCAACACCGAGTATGGCGAAAACTTTCTTCACGGCTTTGTCAGCAATATCTTGGTTGGTCTCATATGAAACATCCTCATAACTTCTTCTGCCGGTCATTTTCAAGTCCTATGCGGCAGAGCCGTCATTAGTTATGGTTAGTAGTTATTGCTGTGGTCTTTTGTAGACGTTTACTTCAGTCTGGCGACGTAGCAGCTCTTCAAGTGCCGCGATTGCGTTCTTTTCATTAATGCCGCGAGACTTTTCAAACCCCTCTTTGGCGATTTTAAGTCCCGCCATTACCGCGCTGCTTTGGGCAATATCAACGCCACGGTCAACTTGCTGCATGACACCCTTCAAGCTAGTATCGGCAGTTGTCCCGAACATCCTGTCAAGCTCATTAGCAACAATCACTTGGTTGATGACGCTGTCCTCGATCTTCATGCCATGCTTTGCTGCAACCTGATCAAGCAGGTCAAGCGCATCCATCAGTCTCACCCTTCCAGCTCGGTTACTTGTCAAGGATCGAACGGCAGTTCCAAGTGCCGACGAAAAGTTATCGCTTTTCATATCAATGCTGCTACCGATACCTTTTTGCAGGTCGTTGAGAGCACCAATAGCGTCACTATATATTCCATTGGCAACTTTATAGTCTGAGTATTGCTCGCCAAGTGATTGGCTAACGCTTCTCCGCAAGTCCTTTAAAACTTGCTCGCCTTCTCGCTTCTTGGCCTTCGTGGAAGTTGAGCCATAATTTATTTCACTATCAAGAAATTTCTTCAGTTCATGTGCCGTCTTAGCCGTCATAGGACGGTCAAGTCTATTTAGCGCAATGTTGAATGCCCCTCTTGACCCTGTGTCATTCTCAACTATAGACCCTTCAAGGTTGACCACTCGCTTACTTTTCCCGTCTTTAACGACTGTCTTGATGTTTACTCCAAGATCATCAAGGGCGTTCTCAAACTCCGACTTTAATAGGGATTGGTTAAATGGCTTACCTTCCAATTCTGTTTTTACAAGGCGATCAATATCATTACCGCTTTTATTTTGGGCATTGACAAGAAACTTAACCCTAGCATCGATTGTCTCCCCGATAATGTCGCCCGGACGTTTCGTGGCTCTTAACAATTCATTTTCTTCTCCAGCTTTATAACGCTCAACCATCTGCAATGCAGCGCGTCGGTCAGCGTCAGATCCAGCCTTAATCGCAGCCACAACCCCAGGCTTGCCACCTTGCCTAATGTAGTTCTTGGCTAGTTGATCAGGGATAATCTGCTCAGCGCCTTTTGGCCCTTGGATAAAAACCGAAGCGTTCTCAATGTTGTATGGCTCTTCGGCTAACTTCGCCGCCCTAGTTGATACTCCTCGCTGTTGAGTCGCTGCAAACTGCTGAGGTATTGTCATCTCCTCGGGTCTTGGGGCAGAACGTACACCCATGCCGCCTTGTGGGCCAGGTGCTTCAGGCGCAGGACGTGCGCCCATTCCACCTGGTGCGCCAGCGGCAGTTGTTGGCATAATAGGGCCAGCCTGTCGAGCAGCTTGTCCTGCTGCGGCCAACTCCCCAGTTGCTCCAGCTAGTGGCGCAAGGTATCGACCAGCAAACTCGCCAACGGCTTGAGTCATCTGCTGACCTTCTTGGGTTCTAGGCTGATAGGTGTATTCAGCCGCGCTCTTCATTGCAGCCTCTTCTATCCTCTTCGCTGCTTCTGGTGTGCCAAATTGACCACTGGATATCTCTTGAGCTAGTTGCGTCAGAGTGCCACGAACCATTCCCCCAGCGCCTGTTGTGGCTCCAGATCCAATGGCCAGTATTGTCTCATCAATGCCCTTCAGCGTGTCCTGCAGTTTAGGCTCTGGACGCTGCGCTGGCGGCTCGATGTATTGACCTTCCGCCCCAATGCTGGGATCAAGTCCGGGTATCTCTACAACCGATTCCATGCCGCCGAATTGTTCGCTGCCAGGAAACTCTTGCGGCGCAACAACTTCATCAACAGGCACCAGAAAGCCACCAAATCTGTCTAGGCCCGGTGTAACTTGAATTATGCCGCCAAACCTATCAGTTGCCATTATGGTTTAGTCCCTGGTAGCCCTGTCTGTGCGTCAATGTACTTGTCCCCCGAAAATAAAGCGTCATACTCAGCCTGTGTATCTATAGTGGGCAACGAAGAGCTATCTACACCGCTAGTGGTGTCAGTAACAGATGGAACCGACAGCTTTGCTCTAACAACGGTGTCAACCGCCTTCAAGGCCGCCGCCCTCGCCCCTGGCTTCATATTCAATGTCGGCAGCATAGCCATAAGGATTTCTTGATCATCCTTCGTAAATGTACCTTCGCCAGAACCTCTAAAAATGTCTTTAAGTATTGGGGCCATTAGCGCGATTGACGCATTAGCAATCTGACCTTCAACAGTTAACGCCGCCACTAAGTCTCCGCCTACCCCAGTGTAGGTGTTGCCCAGCGCGGTCGATAGTGATCCGATACCCGCCTCATAAGCACGAAGCGCCTTGCCGTTATCCCGCCGACCTTCGTCAGCTTCAACAATAGCTTTGGCCAGTCCTGATGCTTGATCAACCGCTAATTTTATCTTAGGTTCAAGTTTCAACCGTTCATTAAGTTGCGCATTTTCTTTGGAGGCGGCAAGGGTGGCAACGACTTGCGCTACCAGTTCAATTTTTTCTGGATCACCGGTTGCAAGCGTGTAATCGGCACTACCTTGCGCCCTTGCGTCCAGCCCCAATTTTATCCGTTTAGCCTTAACCCTATCTTCTATACTTAGTCCTTCCATTAAATTTTCAAATGCCACGGTTTCCGCTGGCATATTTGCATTTGATTTAATTTTGTTATACATAGTTGGAAAGTTTGCGGGGTCGGCAGAAAGAAGAAAATTGTTAAGCGCAGAATCTACTATTTCCGGGCCTGAGTTGCCGTCGTATAGCTGGCCCAGCACATCAATAGACTCGGAAAATTGTTGATCTCCAGAATTTTCTGCCGCAAGTTTGTACTCTTGCATCAACTTTTTAGCGATTTCTGGTTTTTTCATTTCTATGGCAGACGCAATATTTAGTGACTGGCTTATTCTTGATCGCAGTTGCTCGCTGCTCATGCTTTCAATAACACCATCATACGAACCCTTAACTTGCGGGTATTGAGCTTGAAAATTAACAAAATCCTGCCAGGTTTTTTTCGGCTTTTGTGCAAACTTCGCATTGGCTGTCTGAAACTCTAACGCCTTTTCTTGAGCCTTCTTGTACTCATCAATTTTCATTTGATTCAGTTGAAGATCCTGCTCGCCTATCTGCTGCTGTTGTCTGGCCTGCTGAATAGCTCCAGCATCAGAATACCCCTGTATTGCCATCTGCAAAGGGTTGTTGGCGTTTTGGTATGCTGCGTAATTGACTGGCATAATGTTGTCCTAATATGTACCGGCTAAATTTAAGCTAGATATTAACAATTTTTTATTTTGCAAATGGGCCAATGCCCTGCAAACCTTGGCCACCCAAATACCCAACTGCGCCAGCCACATTGCCCCATGCCTGACCTTTTGCCAGTGCAGCTTGCTGTTGTGCGTAAGCAGTTTCATTGTTCAAGTTGCCAATGTTAGAGGCCATGTTCATGCCTGCAGCGCCGACACCAGCACCAGACGCTTGGCCCATTTTTGCAAGGTTCAGTGCTGCGCTTCCACCAAAGTCGGCCATTCCGCCAAGTTTGGTGTATTTGTCTTCGATCATCTGTGATAGAACCGCTGGCCTGAACTGCGCCAGTGCAGCTTGGATATTTCCACCACGAAGTCCGCCAGTTGCTGATGCGTTCTGCAGTATCGCGTTCTCGCCTTGGCGTACTTGCTCCATGTAGAGTGGAGATTGCTCGATTCGATTGATAGCCTGCTGCTGCGCCTCTGCGCCAAACATTCCATTCAACGCCTGCTGTTCATTAAGCGCCGGTTGAGCAACATCTGAATAAGATGACAACTGTCTGAGCGCGGGAGAACCTGAATCTACATATGGCTTCAGTACACGCTGCATAGCCTCAAATTGAGAACGTTGCTCTGCAATGCTGGCGGCAGATGATTCTTGCTGGGCCTTTGCGGCCTTGCCTGCGGCCCTTGATGACATAACCCCGCCAACTATTGCGCTTCCGATAACAGCGGTGGCCGCACCGCCTATAACACTTGCAGCTAAGGATGACATAATTCTGCTCCATTATTTGCCAAGGCTATTCCTTGACGGTAGTCAACTGTTAATTCTTCGCCTTGGTCGCCGCCCTGACACCCAATAATATCTCTCTTGGCAATCAGGTAAACGTCATCGGACTCTGTTTTCAAATAAAAGCAATTTGGTGTAGATGAGTGATTGACGTATCTTCCTGCTGGGGTTCTTTTACCGCCAAGCCTGCCCGGTGCAATTATTGACCCTGCAGATATTGCGGCGCTAAGGAATAATCCAGAACCTTCAATATCAGACGGCCTGACATTAGCGACACCGCTCCACTCTGCAGGCATCTCAATTTGATCATCAGTGTTTTCTGAAACAGCTCGTACCCATGCCTCGTCAAACCCATACTCAGTCAGAAACTGCTCGTAATCATCTCTGTCAGACTGACGAAGAGTAACACGAAATGATTTGTGCTCTTTTTCGTGATCAACCCATGTTTCGCTCTTGTCGAGAAACATTTCCTCCAACTTATCAATGTCAGTCTCATCGGTGGCATAGATGTTCTGCCAGACGCACTCCTCAACAACGTATGCGACTTTTCGTCCAGGTTCAGCGGTAAAAACAAACGGCGCTGAAATGGTTATCATCTCGCCATTTCTTTGCATGACTACTTTGCCAGTGAGCATAACATTTAAGTTTCTAAACTTATGGCGGTGGCCAATAGCAAGCGTATCTGCAGGCATCGTAACTTCACGAATGTATATGCCTGGGCCAAATCTATGAACGACAGGGCAATCAACCTGTGGCAGATTCAGCATCGCGGCCTCGACTTCTTCGACACCCTCATGCTTGGCTATTGCGAATGGTTTAACCAGTGCTACGCTCAATTATCATCTCCTTTTCAGGGAACATTTGAGCAGACGGAACTCGGATACTCGCCTGACCACATTTTGGGCTATTTATCAACTACAATCAAGTTATCTCTCTACCAGACACCCGCAGAGACAGAGATGACGCGGCAGAGGCCAGTACGCTAATGAAGTCGCCGGTCGCCAGGTTATGGCCTACCATCTCAGGGAGCGTATAGGTCTCGCCAACAGCAACTATTCTTGCGTCTACCAGAAGGTTGGTGGCACTAGCAGACCCGCCAAACGCCACCAGGTTAACAGATATGGCAATGTTATCCGTTGGGTGAGTGTTAGTCACAGTGGCCTTGTCGATGATTGTTTTGGCTCCTGTCGGCGCTGCGTAGAGCGTTGTTTGCGATGCCGCGAGCAGTACCGGGGCGATCAATACCTTGTTGCTGACTGTCATGATTTCACCTTAAAGTTGTATCTGCGTTAAGAATACTGAGGCAGAGGACGCTGCTGGCGCAAATGCCGTCGCGGCTGTTGCATCAAGCGTTAGGCTGGTAGTGTCTGCAGCCCAGCGAACCTCAACGTAGTCTCCAATAATAAGGCTGACTTGGTACATATAAGAAATTAGCTTGGTGTCGCCGTTGGCCTTAATAGTAAAGTTTGCCCCGCTGTTGGCCACGTCAGTGCCGTTGATCGCTATCCATGCGTAAATCGTAGACGATGACGCGGTGGACGATGTCGCTTGGAGCTTGACGTTTACTTGATATAACCCAGCATTATCTACGGTAAGTCTTGTGCCAGATACCAATGACACGCCTTGTTCTGATCCAGCTCCATTAAACGTAACCTCATATGCCGTATTGGGTGCTACTGGCGTCTGATCGATAGTTGAATAGTAGTTAGCATAAGACAAACCTATTGGAACGGTTGTTCTAACCATTACCTCACCAGCAGTGGCGTCAACCACCATAACGGCAGCTACAATTATCACCGCATTGGGCGCTGTTGGCCTCACGTTAGTGAAGTACCCAGCGACGGTTGGTGATGCGTACAGAATATCGCCCTTGGCCCAGACTTCTCCAGCAGGTATGCCAGTGGTGTCGAAGTCTCGAACCCTGCCGTACAGTGTCGCCATGCCGATCTCGCCATCAGGCAAGTCTTGAGTAAGAACGCCGATAAAATACTCTGATGGGAGCGATCCGTCTGCAATGTATGGCGAGCATTTGATGTAACCATTGACGCCAGCGAACCCAACTACAGTTCCATTTGGGATCAACGACCCAGTGACATTCTCAACGTGCATGTAGGTCTCTTGGCCTACCTGCTGTACAACTTCATTTTTGTGGCCAATGTTTAGTGTGTCATCGAAATCGTTCCACCACATCCTGCCCCTTGC